AACTGTTGCAATAACGTTGCAAAAAAAGAGACAGTTTTCCCTGAGATAAGTATATTTTAGCTCTGGGAATGCAGAGTTTAGCTTCGGCTTAGAAGCCCCGCCTTGTAGGCGGGGAACATTTACCGAACGAAATTTCGGGCATCGAACTTAGGAGGTTCGCATATATGAAAGCAGAAATTATCGAAACACAGGAAGAAGTAGAAGACGTAAGCATAGTTCCACGAGTGGTAAATGAGGTTGATGATCCATCTGAGTTTTCCAAGACGACAATAACAGTACTTCCGGAAAGTGTGGACAAAGTAGCGAAGACCGACAAAGAAGAAGAGGAAACCACGGTCATTTCCAAAACAGAGAAGAAGGAAGAAGAACCTACTAAAGAGGAAACTTCCGAAGAAACTCTGCCTTTAAAGGTTAAAGATAAACCAAAAGAGAAAGATGCAGTCCAGAAACGGATTAACGAGTTGACTAAAAAGCGGCGTGAAGCAGAAAGAGAACGTGACTGGGAACGTACAAAACGCCTTGAACTTGAAACAGAGTTAAAAGCAGCCAAGAGTGTTATTCCACAAACAGGCAAACCAAAACAGGAAGATTTTGAAACCGACCTCGATTACCTTGAGGCTGTCAGTGACTGGAAGATTGAACAAAAGTTTAAGGCAGAAAGCGAAAAAGTCTCAAAGGAGATGGCAACGGTAGACGAAAAGGCAGTGATTGATGAAATCTATCGAGAACTTGACAAAAATATGGAAAAAGGGCGCAAAAAATACCCTGATTTTATTGAACTCGTCCTTAATAAAGATGTCAAGATTTCTGAAGCAATGATTGAAACATTACTCTTTTCCGATACCGCTGAAGATGTTTTATATTATCTTGGGAAACACCCTGATGAATCCGTTGACATTGCGGAGCTTCCGCCACTTAAGGCTGCTCATGAATTAGGTAAAATAGTGGCGAGACTTAATGCTCCGCCACCTAGAAAAAAAATAACTAATGCGCCTGAACCTATAACTCCAGTGAAAACTACTGGGATCACAGAACAAGATCCTAGTAATATGACGCCACGAGAATATAGGGCATGGCGTGAAAAACAAAAGTGAACGCTCCCCTCAATAAATTGAGGGGCTTCTCAGTTCAGCGAGGGGCCTTGAAGCACCGCCTCTCCCTGAGCGTTTGGATGGTTTGGACAGTTCCTGCCCTACCATTTTTTAACTATAACAAAAGATGCGCAAGATGTCGAGCAAAATCTTTTAAGAAAGAGACAGGCAATTCATCTCCTAGATAAATCAGGGAGTTTTCTTGCCTGAAATCTTACAAGGAGAAAATATCATGGCTTCAACAAATGTGCTTTTAACCCCAACAATCATTGCTAAAGAAACATTGATGCAATTAGTCAATAGTATGGCAATGGCAAGGCATGTCCATACTGCCTATAAAAACGAATTTGTGAAGGTTGGTTCTACCATCACGGTTCGCAAACCAAATAAGTTCAGAGCTGCCAAGGCACAGGCACGTAGTAACGTCAACCTGGCTGAACCAAGTACTTCTATCGTGATGTCTACTCAGGCACATGTTTCATGGGCATTTAGTTCTGTTGCATTGACTACGACCATCGAAGATTACAGCAAACGTTACATTACACCGGCTGCCCTAGCACTGGCAAACCAGATTGATGCTGATCTATGTGCTTTGTATGTGGATGTTTACAATTCCGCTGGAACCCCAGGAACAACTCCTGCGACATTTAAGGTTCTCGGTGATGCACAGCAAAGACTTGACGATGAATCTGTACCATCCGATACTCGTGTAGGTATCCTGAACCCTGCCGCAAACTGGGCACTTGCTGATGGCCTCAAAGGTACTTTCGCACAGAACGTGGCAAAGGATCTTATAACCAAAGGATGGCTTGGTCAGATTGCCAACCTAAACCTCTACACAGACCAGAATGTGGTACGCCATACCACTGGACATTTTACATCAGGTGCAACACCCTTGATGAATGGAACTACAGCGGATGGCGCCACTTCTATCGTGACCAATGGATGGAGTGGGTCTAATACCGTAAAAAAGGGCGACGTATTTACGATTGCTGGAGTTTATGCAGTGAACCCCATGTCAGGTGCATCTACTGGCGTCCTAAGACAGTTTACGGTTACGGCAGATAACGTTGATACCGGCGCAGATATGACAATCGCTATTTCCCCGAAGATTCAAGTGGCAGGTGCATACCAGACGGTTAATGCAGTTCCTTTAACCACGGCGGCTTTGACCTTTTTGGGTACGCAGGATACGGCCTATCCACAGAACCTCGTCTATCATCCTACGGCTTTCGCACTCGTTACCGTTCCTATCGAAATGCCGTCCGGTGTATGGGGTGCAAGAGAAACCGACCCTGAAGCTGGAATTAGTTGTCGGGTAGTCAAGCAATACGACATTGATGCAGATGAGGAGATCATTCGTTTAGATGTTCTTTACGGCGCCAAAACCCTGTATCCAGAGTTGGCAGTAAGATTATTCGGGTAAGAGATATGTCAAATTTTGATAATCTGTCTGTTAATTACCTTCCCTTCCCTGTTGTGGGGAAGGGAAGGTGTAAAACGAGAGGTGAAATATGAGCTATTTAGATAGAGTTTTAGAAAATGAAGCAGAAACAGTAAAAATACCGAATTCAGTTGAGTTGAATGGTTCGTTAAAGGTTGCAGGAGTAACCATTATTCCAGCCATCCAAACAGTGATGAATGACGTTACAGCCTCCGCAGCAGAGATTAATCTTTTAGTTCAAGGTGTGGCTGCTGGTTATAAAATTGCTCGGGGGACTATAACTCCAGTATCTGAAAGCGATACAGTTGTAACTGGATTAGCTACTGTAGTAGCGGCAGTAGCATCCCTAAAGGGCGCTCCTACATTGACCTGTATGTTTGTAGCAGCCGACATTGGCAACCAAGCTGGAGCACCTGCGGCTGGAGAAATCTATATTAAAACATATAAACCTACTGCTACGACTGATGTTACTCCAACATCCTCTACCACTCCCTGGAGTGCTATAGATTGGATTGCCATAGGCACATAAGTCCAACAGGGAGATAATTTTAATTTTTGTGAAGCGACGGTGCTATAGCCGACCGTTAAATCTTAACTCAAAAGGTCATGCGAAAGGAGAATATATGGTATCACAAAATATCCTTCTGGGATCGGGAGTGCCCGAACCAAAACCATCCGTTCACATAGAACCGAAGCATGAACGGACGCCTGCATGGAGATTTCATCGAGACTTCCCTGATAAGTTATGTAAAACCGATGAAGAACTTGACCAAGCAGACGCTGGAGGATGGTTGGATCATCCAGGGAAAGTAAGATTACTGCCAGGACATGAAAAAGTATGGGAAGTTCAAAAATTGTTAGAAGCGGATAGTCCAGATGAGATTAAAGAAGAGGGGATGGTTGAACCAGTCAAATCAGAAGATGCCATAAAAGCGGATATTTTAAAGGCTGAATCTGATAAGATTGAAGCAAAGCGTCTCAAGGAATACGAAGAAGCAAAGAATCCTCAGGGACCCCGTCTTTGTACATTGTGTGGAAAGGAGTTTAAGTCAATCAGAGCATTAAATATGCACGGGATTGCAACGCACAAAAACAAAAAGTAGGAGATGTCTATGGTTGTTTTAGATGTCCTCAAGGCAAGCCTAAAAAAAATAGGGCAATTAGAGAGTGGTAGAGATATTCTGTCGGTAAGGCAAGCAGATGCACTGCTCGATCTTCAGATGATGCTTCGCTCATGGGCTCAGAAGCAAATCCTTGTCTTTGCTTCTACGAAGGAAAGTTTCAGTCTGGTTGCTACACAGGCATCTTATACTTGGGGTTCTAGTGGAAACATCACGACAACCAGACCTCATCGACTATTGGGTGGGTTTGTTAAAGATTCTGGTAATACAGACCATCCTGTTGAAATCATATCTGAAAGAGAGTATCGGGAACTATCTTCAAAAGCAACATCTGGTCGTCCCGATTCAATGTTCTTACATCCTCTTTTCCCACTTGCATATCTATATGTATATCCAACCCCAGATACAGGAGAGGTTTTCTATATTGATAGTTTAAAACCATTTACTGAAACAAGTAGTTTTGCAGCGGTAACAGATGAGATTGATTTTCCACCAAACTACGAAGAAGCCATTGTGTATAACCTTGCTGTTCGTCTTGCTCCTGAGTATGAAGTTTCTGTATCTTCTGAAGTAGTTGTAATAGCGAAAGAGAGTTATGACTCGTTGATTGTTTTAAACTCCTCAAATCAGGTAGAGAGTATACGTCTATCTCTGCCTATTGGTAATGATAGGAAGTTATAATATGAATTCAAGATAGCAAAAAGGAGGCAATTATGGCATGGCCAGACTTAACCGACCTTAGAAGTAGAGTCAGAACAGTAATCAATGAAAGCACTGCGGGCAAGTGGACAGATGCGTGTATAAACAGAGCTATCAATGATGCACAGCGTGATATTGCTATAAAAACACTTTGTTTAACACATGTCGATTCTATTTCAACCGTAGCAAATACACGACATGTTCCATTTATGGGATATACTATTAAAAATGTGGAATATCTTCCCACAACTGGCAAAAAAGGACTTTACCGGATTACACCGAGAATGGTTGGATACGTCCCTGTAAATGGTGTTACCCCACAATATTGGTTTCAATGGGATAAAAACATTTACATCGAACCCTTACCAAATGCTGTTTATGCTTTAAGTGTAACTATTGCTGATTATCCAGCAGGAGAAATGGTAGCCGACACAGATGAGCCAGAGATACCAACGGCATTTCAACCTCTTTTGGTAATTGGCGCAGCATGGAGATTGCTGCTTCGAGACGGCAAATTCAGTTCGTCTGCCCAACTTTATAAAAATACCATTAATGGCATACAAATAGTCAAAAACAATATTGTTGAGACAATACCAGATGGATGGGAGAACTTTAAGGTACCTAAACAGACAGTTCAAAGAGGAGTGTAAAAATCTTCGAGAAGACGTCTAATTGCCCCTGTAACTTGACTTTGAGTTGGGGGTTATGTTGGTTTAAAGGAGGTTTGAAATGGCATATCAAGACTATACATCATATACAGAGGTTGATGTTCCTGCCAAATTAACGGTTGCAAGCAATACAATTACCGTTGCTGATTTAGGCGATGACGAAAGTTCTTATGTTTACAAAGATTTTACCGCAGGGTACTTTTCCGCAGATTACGAGTTCAGGCTGCATTTTAGGATAACCGGGCAAACAGGCACGGAAGTTGTTTATCTCTGGGGATTATGTGATTCTGTTGAGGCATTTGGGACTTTGATTGCCGCCGATACAGACCTTCATGCCGTTTATTGGGAAAATGCCTCTCTTTACCTACTTGAAAGAAATGCTACTGTCTCGACTTCTGATAATTATGCTCTTGCTTTAGATACTGATTATTATTTACGCATTGTACGAGATGAATCTGTTGGAACATACGGCACATTGTATTGTTATATCTATACAGATTCGGATTATAAGAATCTTGTTGATAAATTAACCGTTACCTTAACGGAAAACAAAGATTTTCGCTATGCTTATGGCGTCAGTGGAAAGGGAAATGGACTTGGAGGCGTTTCTATTGACTGTGTAATTGATTATCTGTTGATTGATACCCATCCTTATACGCTTGAGAATTGTCTGACCAGAATAAGAGACGTTCTAAACGAGGATACGGCTAGTTTCTGGACAGATACTGAATTAACACGCATTCTTAATGATGCCGTTCGGGAAGTAGCAGCATCAGCAGAATGCATTGAAAGAACAGAAGATATTACAACCTCTAATGGGACAAGATTAACGGCATTTACAGCTAATAAAGCAGTTTATGCCGAATATATTCCTGGATCAGGAACACCTACAGGATTGATTCGTATTCATCCAAAACAGGCAGGATATGTTCCTGTAAACGGTGTTACTCCACAATATTTCTGGGAGGCTGGTTCTTATATAGGAATTGAACCCTTACCCGATGATGCCTATACCATCCGTCTTTACGTTCAGGATTATCCTGCTTCAGACATTAATTCAAATGTAGACCTGGCAGAATTGCCTGAAGAATATCGCTTTCTTCCCGTTTTATACACCATTGGACAAGC